AAATTAAGAACACAACAACTAGTAGATACGGATTATTCAAAAGTAAAAAAACTTAGAACAGTTCAAAATCTCCAAAACGCTGCTGATATAAGAAATACATCAAATACTATTAAGGATAGGCATTTAATTGATGGGGAAACTTTAATTATCCAAAAGCTAGATAACACCTTTCATAACTTTACCGTCAGCAATTTAACCCCATCTTTAGCAAGATATAATTCTTATATGACAAGCTCAACTTACCCATCTGGTATAGTAACGGGCTCTGATTTAGAAGCGTACAGATATATGAATGGTTTATTAACATATGAAGATCAATTTACCTTAGGTCATTATATTACTTACAATACACCAAACGATGAATTAATAAAAGTAACTGGAGTTTATTTAAAAATAGATTTAAACTCTTCCACTGCAGGAACTTTTACTCTTTATGGTTCCACTAATGGTTCTATATGGACTTCAATTGCTACTTTAAATATACCAGGAACAGCTTTTAATGGAGATATTGCAATTACTAACACAGTAAGTTATAATTATTATAAATTAGAAAATACTACAGGTCCAACTTACCAAAAACTTTGCGAGTTTTCTTTATTAGTTGATGGTTTTTCTTGCGATACTACTGCGGTAACCGCTGGGGAAATTCCAAATAAAATATTTAGGATAGCTGATTTTTATATGAATGAAACTAAAGCAGCAGAGACTATAGCAGAGAGAGATTTTAAATATGGAATTACAGGAACTAAATTAAAAGTTTATTCATTCTATCCTGAGATAGATTTTGTAGGAAATAGAGATTTTGAATTAACTGTAAAGCTTAGGCAAGCTTTAAATGAAATTCAAGAAATAACTGGAGAATTACATAAAATAACTTATATAAAAGCAAATGATATACATACCGCAAATGATGCTCCTAACACTATTGGTACATTAGAAGTTACCGGAGCGGATGCAGCTGGAATTACAGACCCTTGGAAATTATTTGATGGTGATGTAGATAATTCTATTGTGGTAGGAACTGCCGGTGGTGGTGGTGTTATCGATTTGAATTTTATTTATACATTCGTAAATCCAACTATAATTTACGCCAGTAAAATACATTATGGTTTGAAAACGGAAATAGTTAAGGATTTTGAAATTTATGGTTCAAATGATGGAACTAATTGGGATATTCTATTTGGAAAATATGACCAAGATTTAACCGAAGATGGTATGGTCTTTACTAAAGCATTTAATACTTTTGGTTCTTATACTAAATATAAATTAAGCGTCTTAAAGGGAATTACAGAGAACGGGCAAATTTCCTTGAGAGAATTTTCTTTGATGACTGAAGATTTGGGGTAAGGTTTACCAAAAAGTAGTGTGCAATAAAGGCTCTGTTTATATGTATACTATTTAAAAGGACCACTTAAGGTTGGTTGATGAATAAAAAAGAATTTCAAGATAAATATTTAGAGGACTTTGAAAAGATTCGGGGAGCTTTGCTTTCCCAAATAGCAAATAACTCAAAATTGTCTGAGACTTTAATGGAAAATTTTGCTAAAGAAGATTTTAGACTACTTGACGAGCATACATCTTTAAGCAAGATTATACTCGATTCCTCAAAAGTTTTATCTGAAGTTTATAAATTAGCTCCGCAAATTATAGACTCAATACAGGAATCTAAAGGTGAGTCTAAAAAAATGAATTTAGATGAATTATTAGAGGAAGAGGGGGAGGGCTAAAATTGGAAGAGTTCTCAAAAAATGAAAAGATTTTAAAATTAGCAAAAAAATTCAGCTCTTTCGATAAAGAACAATTAAAAGAAGTAAAAGAAACTATCCAAAATGATGCAGATTTTATTGATTATTGTTTAAATAAAACAGATTGGACTTATGAAGAGCACGATGCCTTAATTGAGATACTTGAACCTATTAAGAATGAAGGACATTATCAAGATACTTATGGCTCAAAAGTTTCTTATAATGGAATTAAGACACTCAAGAAAGCTAATACAGAGCTCATAATGTCCAAAATACATTCTAATGAAATAGATAAATGTCTAAATGATTTTAAATATTTTAGAAAATATTATTGTAAAATCCAAACAAAGAATGGTATTCAAAGACCAGAGCCTAGAGATTATCAAGATAGATTAGAGGATACTTTGATTAGCTTGAATGATACTGCTGTCTCCTTCAGCAGGCAGAGTGGGAAGTGTTGCAACTTTAATACTTCCATAAGCATAAAGAACAAACAAACAAACCAAATAGAGAGAATACAAATAGGAGAGTTTTACAAGAGGATAGAGAAACAGCAAAATCCAAGTTTATTCAGTAGGTTAGTAAATTATATCCAAAAAGCTCTCAGCTAATTAATTCTTAAGCTTAATATAATATAATTAGTAAAAGAGAAAAGAAAAGATGAGAGAAATATTCAAATACAACAGTAAAGTCCAAATTGGTCTAAACGGATATTTAGACTTATCCAAAGTAGCAAAATTTAAACAGCATAGAGGATACAGTGAAGCTTTCTGATATAACCAAAAGAAAATTTATCAAAAGCTTTAACATTGCTGATTATCAAGTTGAAACACCTTCTGGCTATGAAGACATAACTCAAATCCATAAAACAATTAAATATAAAGAATATAAAATAGAGTTAGAAACAAGTAGTTTAATTTGTGCTGATACACACATTCTAATGGATAAAGATAATAATGAAGTTTATGCTAAAGATTCTTTAGGCTGTTTAATACAAACAAAAACAGGTTTTGAAAGAGTCCTAAGAGTCCAAAAATTAAAAACTTCAAGCAATATGTATGATATTTCCTTGGGGTCCAAGGAGTCCTTAGGGTCACAAGGAACAAAAAACTGTTATTATACTAATGATATATTAAGTCATAATACAATAACAGTTGGTTCCTATCTTCTCTGGAGAGGAAATTTCCACCCTCAACCATTAAATATAGGTATTGTTGCTAATAAACCCAGAACAGCAAGAGAAGTCCTAACTAAAATTAAGCAAATTTTTTTAATGTTACCTATTTGGATGATGCAATGTGTAGGAGTATGGAATAAATCTGATATAACTCTAGCTAATACAGGGACAAGATTCCTAACAGATTCTCCTTCAGCAGATAGCTTTAGGGGGGATACAATATCTTTATTATTTTGCGATGAGGTTGGTTTTATTAATAAGCAATTATGGGAGGAAATGCTTGACTCAATTATTCCTACTATGTCTTCCTTATCCTTTAAACAATTGATTTATACCTCAACTTCTAATGGTAAAAACCACTGGGCTAATATTGTTGAATTAGCTAAACAAAATTTAAATGATATGACTCTGATACAAAATGATTGGAGAGAGGTACCACACTTTGATAAAGGGGGTAATCCAATCCCGCCTGACCTATATAAAGAAACAATTATCAAAAGATTTGGTAAAAAGTTTTTCGCTCAAACAGAAGAGAATGAATTTTTAGGCTCAAGTGATACATTAGTCGGTGCGGACACTTTAAGATTAATAGAAGACAGGACTCAAAAGCAAACATCTAAAGAAAAAATTTTGTACGGTTTAAATGTATATAAAGATGTTGAACCAGAAAATTTTTATATTGTTTGTGTTGACCCAGCTAAAGACGGGATAGATTTTTTTAGTATTAATGTAGTAAATATATCAAGATTCCCTTTTGAGCAAGTTGCCTATGCTAATATTCAATGTGACTATATTAGTATGCCTGAGCAATTAAATGAGCTTGGACTCTGGTATAATAATGCATTAATAATAATTGAGAATAATGAAGGTGCAGGGCAATCCATAACAGATACTTTATTTAATGTTTATGAATATGAAAATTTGTATAGAGATAAAAATATTGATGGGAAAGTTGGGTTTAAGAAATATACAGGTTTTAGGACTACAGTAAAGTCAAGAAGCTTAATTTTAAATTTATTAAGATTATTTTTGGAAGAAGGAAAGCTTTTAATAAACTCAGATTTGACTCTAAAACAGCTTTATACATTTACAAAAGATTCTAGTGGTAAGTATGTCGCAGAGTCAGGCTATTTTGATGATGCTGTTATGTCTTTAGCTCTTGTATTCGCCCCCTTTATGGAGAATAGAAGATTTGATGATTATAAACTATTTGTCCAAGAGTTAAAAATTGAGAATTCTGAGGTTAAGACTAAAGAATTCTTAAGTCTATTAGATATAGGTGGGCAGGATGATGGGAGCACAGACTATGAAGAGCAGGCTAGATTAAGAGAATTTAGAGAGCAAATCTTTGATTCTATAAATTCTGATTACTCTTTGGACTCTTTGGATTCTTTGGACTCTTAGAGACTCTTTAGAGTCTTAAAGACAAATATTGTGTGTATCGTCTGTCCCGTCGTAATCTGAATCAAAATCTGTTGAAAATATTCTATTATAAACAACACAATTATTATTTGGATGAAGGAATCTTATCTTACAGTCAGTGGCTATCATAAACCCTCCAATTTCAACCCCACTAGCCCCACACTCTGTGGAACCAATCTGCACTAGATAGGGAGACATTTTAAGATAATCGTACATTATCTTCCAAGCAGTACCTACATTATAATCTTTATAATCATTACTGTCTAATGTTAGTTTGAAAGCTGGTATAATTCTATCAAAATCTAAATCAGAATAAACACCCTCTGTAAATTTAATATACCAATCTGTGCTAGAAGATGCCGAAACATCTATTTCTACACCAGTAAGTTCTACCATTTAGAGCCTTTTAATTAATAAAGTTTAGTATATTTATATTTGCTTTGAAACAAAGTTGATTAAATTAAATATTCAGGATAGCTTTTCCCTATAGCGGAAATTATTTTAGGGTCTTTGGTGCTAAAAGTTTTAATTTCTAATTTTTGAAGTCCTATATTTGGATGCTTGTCTATAAGCAGCTTCATTTCCCTCTCAATATCCAATCTATCTAAATAAACCCACCCTGCTTCAACTTCAGGATGCATCAAAACAAATAATTTCATTTTTTAGTTTTTTAGTTTATTTTTTGGAAAACACTATCAAAAAGACCTAAAATTTCATCAGGGTTGAAAAGTTTTTTACTTTCGGGTATAGAGTCTTTAAATTGTACTGGTTGCTCCATAGGGCGAAAACCTTTCCTTACTATATAATCTGTTTCCTGCAAATTAGGACAATCTGGTGATAGTCTTTTATTTTCCACTTCATTATTTATTAATATATTACAGTAATGGATAATTTTTTTTAGATCCTCTATACCATTTTTATCTTTCCACCTTGAAATATATTTAATAATACATCCCTCACAAAATCCTAAATCATTCGCAATAATATATTCTGTTGGTTGAATTTTCATTTTCTCATAATGGTCTCCGCCAACTTGCCCTGTTATTTTCATTTTTATTATCCTTTAATTTTTTCAAAGAAAAAGCCAGTAACTAATATAATCCCAGCTATAATCATCATTTTTAACCACAAAATAACCCCACTCCAAATAGAAACTGCTAAAGCTATACCTACAGGTCCATATAAAATAAAACTCCATAAGTACAATATATAGCCAAGAGAAATTATTGTAGATGATACCACAATAATCAAACCTAACATTACTATAACAAAGGCTATATTCTTTAAGCTAAACTTTTTAATACTTTTTTCCTCTTTTGATTAAAAAACTCTCTGTAAAAAGACCTAAAGCAATTATACTTCCTCCTGTGGCTATCATTATTAACCACAAAAGAAACCCACTCCAGATAGAAAATCCAAAAGGTGCTCCAGTAGCACCCCATAGATATAATGCGTAACCAATAGAAGTTATTACAGCAATTCCTATTATAATCAAACCTATTAAGACTATAATATTGACTATATTATTTAATCTTTTCATTTCTTATCCTTATTTATTTAACTTATCTAACTCAACATCATAGCCATATGTTTCATTTCTTCAATTCTCAAAAAGGTATCTGTTTTGGTCTTATCATCTCTGAACTCTTTAAATCTTGGATGTGAGAGTGCCCAGGTATCTTTCTCTCTGGATTTAGTAATATCATTAAATTGAACTGTCATAATCTTACCAATATAAAAATCTCTATTTTGATTAATCCTTTCAAGCTCTGAATCTGTAAAACCAGATGTTTGTCCTTTAACTTTACCATCATCTGTTTGAAAAATAATAGCCCCAAATGTCTTCTCTCTCTTTGTTCCTACAGTTCCTTCTGAAAATCCTACAATCCTAACATCAGCGTCAATTTCTAATTTTAATTTAAGCTGAGTAGGTGAGGTGTGGTCTAAAAAGATATTATTTAAATCTTTCAAAATTCCACCCTCAAATCCCAAATTCATCCAGCTGGATACAAACTGTAAAGCCTCTTGGACATTTTGTACTTCATATGACTCAATAATTTGGGTAAAATCTGAATAATTTTCTGCTAGTTCATTTTGCAATTGCTCAAATCTTTCTGCATAAATAGTTTTATTATTCTTATCTTTACCTCTGCTGTATTCATCTAAACTGACATAATCCCACAATTGAATATAAACATCATCTTTTTGCTCATCAGAGTTTAGTAGACCATTTACCAAGGCTCTATTTTCTACTCCCTTAACTAACAGCTCACCAATATAAACACCGTCCCCAAAAGTCTTAAAAATTTCTTTTAAATGTGGGAGATTTTTTTCTTCACCTGACCTTGAGCTGAATGTTACTGCTCCACCATCAACAGTAACAGAGCAGAAACTTCCATCTGCCTTAAGTTGTATTATAGCTGGATAGGAGATTTTTTTAGATGTTTTTTCACCATAAATAGAGCAACGCATATAAGGAGGTTTTGTAATTTGGTTTTTTGGAGATACAACCTTATTAAATCCTGACTTACCAAAATTGATTTTTAAATCTCTATCAATAATTCTCTCAATAACATAAGCATCCTCTTCTGATAAAGAGCTCAGAATATTAGTTAAGAAAATAATAGCTGAATTGCCTGTATATTCTCTTCTATGGAGAGCCTCTAAGGATTTTAATGCCCATACCAAATCATTCTCTTTCTTATTTTGGGTTAGAGGAATATTTTTAAGACTTATACTCCAAGTCCACTTAACTTTATCTAAAGCTTTTGAGAATACTTCTAAGACTAATGGATTGTCTTTATATTTTTTCATAACTTCAAGCTTATCGTTTGTTGAATTTGTTGAATTAAATTCTTTTAATATATTAAACATTAAAAGCCACTTCTTGAATTCTTTGAGCTGAAGTATCTACCTAATTCATTCTCAGATTTTCTTAAAGCTTTATACTTATTCTCTATTTCAGACATAACTGTTTCAACACTAGAGCATTCAGCTCTAACAAGATTTCTAACTAGAGGAAGTTTAGTATCTGAATTTAGAGCTATTTCGCTTTTGTTAAATTCATTTACAGCATTGGATATAACTCGAATATCATTAGTAGTCAAATTTGTATAAAACATAACAATCCTTTTTTTATTTAAAGTATTATATAATAACTTTGCTTAACTTTTGCTTAATTTGAACACATATCTACTAAAGCGTCTTTTAGTATAGTATTAATTATATCTGTGCTCCCAAATTCCTCTATTAATTTATCAGCAAATAAACCATCTACGATTATTTCTACACCTTCGGAACTTTCTATAACATCCTGAAAAGGCCAATTATTAAAATCTTCAAAATATTTACTTAAGATAGTATTAAATTTTGCTTTTTTTGCTTCATATTCTTCCATCATATTTCCTTTCAAGTTTAAATAATTATATACAATTAAGCTTATTTTTTTCTTTAAATTTTTTTGCTTAAAGCTTTGGTGATATAAATATATAGAGTCTTTAGGTGGTTAGAAAGCTAAGCTTTCTTTAAATATTTTAGCGCCCAAAGCGCTCTTACAATTATATAAGGAAAAAAAATGTCATTTGTTCTAATAGTTTTAATAATAGCTTTAGCTGGTGGGGGAGTTATTTTATTTAAAAAAAATAAAAAACTAAACTTAAAAATTGCTGAAACTGTAAAGCCTGTAGCTCCTGTTGAGCCTGTAAAGCCTGT